GGCAGGTGCAGCCATAAACAAATCTAACACTGGATTAAAATATGAAGGTGCTATAGATGTAACACCTCGTATGACTAAAACAGAAATGGAAACTGCTATAAAAGAAGGTAAGTATACATTTAAAGTAGATTCAGCTCAGAATGTTACAACTCTTTATGATATAAACAGTTTAACTACAGTGGGTGAAAACAAAAATAATTCTTTCAAGAAAAATAGGACCATAAGAACTTTAGATGGTATTAATAATGACACAGTTAATATCTTTGAAAGTAATTATATAGGAAATATAAATAATAATACAGATGGAAGAAGTCTTTTAAGGTCAGCATATATTGAGTATTTTAATTTAATACAAAATCTAAATGCTATACAAAATTTCACTGCTGAAGATGTTGAAGTATTAGAAGGTAAAGATAAGGAAGCAGTAGTTATTAATTGTAATATTCAAACTGTAGATAGTGTTGAGAAAATGTATATTACAATTAATTTATCTTAGTAAAGGAGGGATATAATGTCTGGTAATTATACTAGATTAGCTGATACTATTAGCTCTAAAGAAGGTAAGGCTTATATAAATATTAATGGCAGTAATAGAGAATTATTTGAAATAGTATCATTAAAGGCTCAATTAGATTTAAACGTACAAAATAAAAGAATGATGGGGCATAGGATGATGCAACATAAAGTTATAGGAGCAGAAGGTACAGGCTCTATGACAATGTATTTTATGAATAGTGATATGCTTAGATTAGCATTAGACTATATCAAAAATGGTAAATATGGAGGGTTAAAGCTTCAAGTAAAAAATGAAGATGAACAATCAACAGTTGGAACACAAGAAGTATTATTATTAAATGTATTGTTAAAAACAATTCCTGTTGCAGTGCTTGATGCTGATAGTGATGATCCAGTAACTATAGATACTGACTTTACATTTGATGATATTGAAGGTTTAAATTACTTTGATTTACCTGAAAATTATAGATAAAAAATGCTTATAAGATTATTGATTTTAGAAGGACTATTTTTAGTCCTTCTTTTAAATTTATTAAATATGTTAGGAGAAGATAATATGAGTTCATTAAACGCATTTTTAAATCCAGTAAAGGTAGAAAATAAGAAGGTTATTATTTCTAATAGGTTTATAGAAGATGGGGAGCCAGTTCCTTTCGAGATTAAGCCAATAAATCAAGATGAAAATAAGAGATTAATAAATAAACATACAAAGAGAGATAAAAAGGGAGTCGAAACATTTAATAGAGCTGAATATATAGCTGAGCTTACAGCTAGTGCTGTTGTATTTCCAGACTTAAGTAATGCAGAACTTCAAAAAGCTTATGGATGTTTAGGAGCAACTAGCTTAATTCAAAAAATGCTTCTTGTTGGAGAGTTTGCTGAATTAAGTAATCAAGTTCAAATCTTAAGTGGTTTAGATGAAGATATAAACAAGGATATTGAAGAAGCAAAAAACTAATTATGCAAGGTGATGTTGAGTTTAATTTAGCTCACTTTGCACTTCAAAAACTTAAGATTCTACCATCTCAATTAGATAATATGCCTCAAAAGGAAAGGGCCTTTATCTATGCGAGTATTCAAGTAAGGGTAGAAACTGAAAAGAAAGAGGCTAATAAAATTAAAGCTAAAGGGGGTAGATAAATTGGCTACTCTAAAAGCTATGTTTAAATTATTTGATGGCTATTCAACTACAATAGATAAAATAACAAGAAAGACGGACCAAGCAACTAATAAAATACTTGGTGCTAGTGGAGCAACGGATAAATTTAATGAAAAACTTAATAAAACTGGAGCTAGTTCGTCTTTTTTTAGTAGTAGTTTAGGAAAACTTGCTGGAACGGTTGTGACAGTTACAACAGCACTTAAAGGAATGCAACTATCAGATGAGCTTACTAATACTAGTGCTAGATTAAATCTAATAAATGATGGATTGCAAACACAAGCTGAACTACAAGAAAAGATATATGCTGCTGCAACAAGGTCAAGAGGAGTTTATACAGATATGGCTGATGCAGTTGCAAAATTAGGATTAACTGCAGGAGATTCATTTGGTTCAAATGATGAGTTAATAGCATTTACTGAATTAGTCCAAAAAAGTTTTAAGGTTGGTGGAGCAAGTGCCACAGAACAATCAAGTGCTTTGCTTCAATTAACTCAAGCTATGGGGTCGGGTAAACTTCAAGGTGATGAATTTAGGTCTATTACTGAAAATGCTCCAATGATAGCAAATGCTATTGCTGAATATGTCGGTGTTAGCAAAGGTGAACTTAAGGAGTTAGCTTCTGAAGGTGCTATTACAGCAGATGTTATAAAAAATGCTATGTTCAATGCAAGTGATGAGATTAATGCTCAGTTCAAACAGATGCCAATGACTTTTTCTGATATATGGAATAAGCTTAAAAATGGATTGCTTAGTGCATTTACCCCTATATCAGATGCATTTAGTAATATGATTAATTCAGAACGGTTTATGAGTGTTATCAATGCAATTATTATAGGAGTTAATATACTTGGTAGTGCTTTAGGTGGACTATTAGATTTAATTGTATCTAATTGGGATTTTATAGAACCTATTTTAATAGCAATTGCAACTGTATATTTAGTTCAAATGATTATTAAATTATGGGGAATGGCAGCTGCTGTATATGCACAAGTACCAGCATGGATAGCAATTAATGCACCAATATTAGTTGTTATTGCATTGATTGCAGTTGTAATATTTACTTTAAATCAGCTTGGAATAACATTTGCAGATGTGTTTAGCTTTGTGGGAGGACTTTTTGGTGTATTTTTTGCAGTGGTTGGTAATTATTTAATAACTCTATGGAACTTATTTGCAGATTTTGCAAACTTCATAGGGAATGTATTTAGTAATCCAGTAGCAGCTATTAAAGCTTTATTTTTGGATATGGCTGTAACAGTTCTTGGATTAATTGAAAGTTTGGCTCAAGGTATTGAAGATTTACTTAATAAAATACCTGGTATAGAAGTGTCTATTGTTGGAGGTATATCAAGCCTTAAGAATGGACTTGCAGCTAAGTCATCATCAATTAAAGACGAAGCAGGTTTAATTGAATTTGTACAAAAGAAGGACTTTATTAATTTTTCATCAGCAGCAATTACAGGTAGTAATATAGGTGGAAATATATATGGAAACATAGCAGGAGCATTAAGTGGAATATCGAATAAATTTTCAAGTTTAACTTCTGGAATTACATCATCAGGATTTTCGGGACTAGGAGATCTTGGTACAAGTTCAAATCCTTTAGCAGTTGAGGGAACTGGAAAAGATGGAGCTGTAGATGTAGATATGGCGGATGAAGATTTACAATATCTAAGAGATATAGCTGAAAGAGAATATATAAATAAATTTTCAACAGCTACTTTAGCTCCTAATATTCAAATAACTTTTGGAGATGTACACGAAGAAGCTGATGCAGATAAAGTAGCAGGAAGAATTAAAAAGATACTTCAAGAGGAAATTGCTACTGCAAGTGAGGGGGAATACTAGTGAGTTATTCAATATTTTTTGATTATAATAATACAACATATAGAATTCCTGTTAATCCAGAAGAAGTTAAAACAGAGAATAATCTATCTATTGAAAAATATAATATATTGAATTTAGGTCAAGTTGCTGTTGCAAACTATAAAGAATTAAATAAATATAGCTTTGAAACAGAATTCCCCTATAAGGTTGCTAGCTATGTAAATTACAAAAACAACTTTAAAAACTCTGATTTTTGGGTAAGTTTATTTGAAGGTTGGATGAAAAATAAAACTGTAGTTAGATTTATAGCTTCAAATGGAATAGGCAAGGATATAAATACTCTTGTACTAATTTCTAGTTTAGGAATAACAGAAAAAGCAGGAGAGGAAGGAGATAAGTATATCTCCTTCGAGTTATTAGAGTATAGAAAATTTGATAAAAAAGTTGCTACTGTTAAAGATTTAGGTGGAAATAAAGCAACAAGTAATCAATCATCTAATGGAAATTCTAATCCTAAAGCTACAAATAGAACATATACAGTGGTTAGTGGTGATACTTTATGGGGAATAGCTACTAGGTATTATGGTAATGGAGCACAATATCCTAAGATATATAATGCTAATAGAAATATAATTAGTAATCCTAATCTTATTTATCCTGGACAAAGGCTGGTGATTCCATGATAGAGTTTTTAGTTGAAGTTGATAATAAGGTATATGAAATAAGCGAGTTAGTAACTAAAGTAAGTTATACAGATAAATTAAATGATGGCTGCTCTAAGTTAGAGTTTTCTTATTTAAATAAGGATTTAATAATTAAAAATGGTAGTACAGTGAGATTTAAATATAATAATACCAATATATTCTTTGGATATGTATTTAAAGTTGGTCAGAGTAGTTCTGATGAAATAACTGTTACAGCCTATGACCAATTAAGGTACTGTAAGGCTAAAGATACTATAATAGTTAGCAACTCTACTTTAGGAGCTTTAACAAAGAAGATGTGTAATTATTTCGGACTTAGAATAGGCAATATAAACGGAATAAGCTTTATATTGCCTAATTCAATTCAAGATGACAAAACATGGATAGATATTATATATACAGCTATATCAGATACTTTGATGTCTATAGGAAGAAAATTCTCATTGAGAGATGAATTCGGATATATAGCATTAAGAGATTTAGAAGATCTAAAATTAAATTTGATATTAGGTGATGAAAGTCTAGTATATGATTATGAGTATGAGAAATCTATAGATGATGAATTTTATAATCTTATTAAGTTAGTTAGTGATAATGAAAGTACAGGGAAAAGAGATGTTTATATAGTTAAAGATAGTAAGTCTATTAATAAATATGGATTAATGCAGTACTTTGAAGTATTAGATAAAAACTATAATAATAGTCAGGCTAAGTCAATGGCTGATAACCTATTGAAACTTTATAATAGGGAAGCAGAAACTTTAAGTATAAAATGTATAGGTGATACATCAGTAAGAGCAGGAAGTAGTTTTATTGCTAAATTTAAGGATATATCTTTAGATAAAAGATTAATAGTCAAAACAGCAACTCATAGCTTTTTACCACATCATACAATGGATTTGGAGGTTATGATATGATAAGTGAAATTAAAAGGATTATAGAAAATTATTTAAACAATATTAAATTATGTAACATAGTAATAGGAACTGTAACGGGGAATGGTATAAAACTTACAGATAAGTTAACCATTCCCTTTGAATTTGTAACAGGAAACTTAAAAAGCACTATTTCTCAAGGACAAAAAATAAGACTTTTAAGAAATCTTGGAGGACAAGAGTTTTATATTTTAGAGGTAATAGAATGATACCTAAGAGTAACTTAAATGATAGTTTAGAGATTGTAGATGAGGTTGAAACTAGTAGAACATACAAAATATTAATAGGAGATTCTAAAGGTTATATAGAAGGATTAGGGGCTTTAAAACAAGCTATTTATAAAGTTCTAAGTACTGAAAGATATGAGTATCCTATTTATAGTTTTAATTATGGAATAGATATAGAAAGTCTTATAGGAAAAGATTATGACTACGTAAGAATAGAGCTTAAGAGAAGAATAGAAGAGTGCTTACTTGAAGATGAAAGAATAAATTCAGTTAATAATTTTTCATTTGAGAGAGAGGAAGATGTATTAAAATGTACATTTGAAGTTGAAAGTATATATGGGAATATTATTTTAAATAAGGAGGTAGAATTTTAATGTTTGAGAATATGACATATGAAAAAATCTTAAATGATATGCTCTCCAGAGTTACAAGTGATGTTGATAAAAGAGAAGGAAGTATCATTTATGATGCCCTAGCTCCTTGTGCATATAAATTAGCTGAAAGCTATTTTTTATTAAATAATTTTATAGATCTTGTTTTGGTTGATACTGCAGCAGGTGAATACCTAGATAGAGCAGTACTCACACAAGGAATAAATAGAAAAAAAGCAACTTATTCTATCAGAAAAGTAGAAACTAATATAGAAATTGATATTGGTACTAGATGGGGAATAGAAGATGTCTATTATACAGTAACAGAACGTATAACAGATACAAGTTACAAAGCTATTTGTAATATATATGGAACTATAGGAAATCTCTATAGTGGAGTTTTAGAAAATATAGATAATATAAGTGGTGTTACAGCTAACCTTACAGATATTTTAGAAGCTGGAGTTAACGAAGAATCAGATGAAGATTTAAGAAATAGATTTTATAACAAGGTAAGGTATCCAAGTACAAGTGGGAATATATATGATTATAAAAAATGGGCTTTAGAAGTAACAGGGGTTGGAGATGCTAAGATATATCCTTTATGGAATGGGAATGGAACTGTCAAAGTTGTTATTATAGATTCTACCAAGGAAATTGCAAATGGAGAGCTTATAAATAAGGTTAGAAAGTATATAGAAGAAAATAGACCTATAGGAGCTACTGTTACAGTTAAGAGTGCTATAGAAAAAGATATTAACATCAATGTAACTATAGTTATAGATAGTAAAAAATATATATTGAATACTGTTAAAGAAAAGTTAGAAGAAAATTTAAAAAATTATCTTAAGGAAATAGCATTTAAGAATAATTATGTAAGTTATGCAAGTATAGGTAATATAATTTTTAATACAGAAGGTGTTATAGATTATAGTAATTTATTATTAAATAACTCTAATAAAAATATAACCTTAGAGGAAGAAGAAATACCAACACTTAAGTTATTAAATGTGGAGGTGTAGTATGTATCCAGATAGTATAGATAAGTTTATAGAAAAACTAAATAAAATAGAAAATAACACTTATGTAATAGAGGAAGAAGTAACATTAAAAGATGGTGTTTATGAAGGATATTTAGAACATGATAATGTTAGTGTAAGCTCTATTAATGTTTATTCTGGGAAAAAGTTAACTGGTGAAAAGATAGATAATTTTATATTATCTACTCCAAGTAAAACTCCATGGAAAAATATTATTAAGATAATGGCTGCAGATTATAAAGTTTTGTATATAACTTATGAAACACAAGGAGATACAGTTGAAGCAGATGATATAAATACTCTACAAGAAAGTATAGTTAATACTCAAAAGGAAGTAGATAGGTACAAGGATGAAAATGATACAGAAATTAATAAACTTAAAGAAAAGACAAAAGAACTAGAAGATATTAAAGCTGATAAGACCTATGTAGATACAGAGTTAAACAAAAAATATAACAAGAGTGAGGTTTATACTAGGAGTGAAACTGATAGTAGAATACAAGCAGTTGTAGCAGCAGCTCCTGAAGCTTTAGATACTTTGAAGGAAATTGCAGATTCATTAAATAATGATGCAGATTTTGCAGGAACTATGACAAAAGAACTTAGCAAAAAAGTTGATAAAGTTGAAGGTAAACAGTTAAGTACAGAAGATTATACAACTAAAGAAAAAAGCAAACTAGCTGGAATACAAGAAGGGGCTAATAATTATACTCATCCATCTACTCATACAGCTTCAATG